TTCTGAGTGATTGATAAGGTAAAACTGGTTAATTCACCAATTAAGTTACCCGAACTATCACGTAAAGAACCGTTATATCCTTTAATCGTTGCCATTATTTAACTCCTGTTTTAATGGTTGTAAATGTAATCAAATATCCACGCTCTTGTCTATCAACTTCAATAGTTAAATCATCGACTGTTTCACCCCTTGTATCTTCAAATATTGATTCCATTAAAGATAGTCGGTAATGTTTGGTGTCTAAGAATAACTCAAACTCCTCAGTCAAATCATAAGCACGTTTGTCGAAAGGGGATTCATCTTCATTTTTAGTAAATGTTTTAGAACCCTCTCTGAACTCACGATTGTTAAGCGTTTCTTTTGTTGTAAATTTAAAGCCCCTGCCTTTTAACAGACTAATCATTTTGTCAATACCACTTGATTAGATTGCTTTTCTTCAGCTTCTTCAATAGTGCCATCTTCATCAGTATCATAGTCAGCCTTTATAGTGGTCAATTCACTTTCGTAATTTTCCTTAAAGACTAAATAAGATTCGTGATAAATATCATCTGAATCAGCATCTTGTCGTTTAGCCATACAAATCAATTCAAGTGCTTTAGTAAGGTGTAATTCCTTAACTTGAGCAGTTGTTATAAATAATGTAATGTCTAAGCCACGATTACGCATCTCATTAGCGATGATGTCATAAGCACGATCAATGTAAGTTTGATAATCAATCAACACAATACCAAACCCAGTTGAGCTATCTACCGCATTGGATAGAGTCGCAAAACCGAGTGTGGCTGTTGAGCTTGATGTATATGATGTTATTACAGCATCAGTACCAGCGTTATCACCATTAATAAAACCGATAGTAGCACCAATCAATTCTTTATCATCAAGCGAGGTTAATCGCTTACAAGTTAAAGTTGTAGTTGAGCCGCCATCAGCCTTTTCATAGTAATCAGCTAATACTGGTAGTGCCGCAATAATGTCCGCATTTTTAAGCACCCACGCCATTGGTTATACCTCGTTAAAACACGCCAACTCTTTCATAGAGTCGTAATGTGCTTTTTTAGATACAGTAACGGTATCACCCTTTTTAAAGGTATAGATACCACCATCAATTCCGTGTGAACCGTCAGCAATTGCTTTTAATTTAAGTTTAGCAGAAGTCTTTTTAGCATCTGCTTTTTTACTTACTGCTTTACTCACATTAAACTCCAGTTAGTACGCGAAGTGCGTTCTGATCGATAACGCCATATTTCATCACGCCATACCAACCAACATTAACAGTACGACCAAGATTATCAGAACCCTCAACAACACGTAATGACGGAGCAGATGCAACAGCTTTACCTAGTGCGTTCTTACCGAAACAAGCAACCTTACCAGCAGTAACGTTAGAATCTTCAACGATAGTGAAACCCTCTAAAGCACCAACAACACCAGAAGTAGAAGCACCAATATCAGTATTTTGAGCAATAGTGATGTAATCACCTTTAATGTCAGATACTTGTGATGGATTAACGAAAGCTACATAGCGACCATCTTCAAACTTAGCGATACCAGCGTTAGCTAGAGCAGTATATGCTTCACGTAAATCTAGGTTATCTAAAGTGCCAGCAGCATCAGCAGCGATAGTATTAGTACCAGCTTCTAAAACAGCAAGACCTAACTTGTCGGTTGTTTCACCAAGGTTTACACCAACTAATTCAGCAGATGCTAAGTCAGCTTTACCAGCAGTAGCAATGTTAGCCAAGCTAGTTGAAGTGATTACAGCACCATATTCAGCCATAGTAAGCTGAACCTTAGTATCAGTCATAGTAGTTGAAGTTGCTTCAGTGCCATCAGTCAAAGGCGTTGTTGCCGCTGACATTCTTGAGAACACTGTGAAAGCAATTGACGAAGCCATATCGTCTTGTCTGATTGTTGCGTAAGCATCAACCTTGTTGTAAGAGTTACCAGAAACGATAACCGCTTGATTCATTAAGTCAACAACCGAGTCGCTTAATAGTGTTTTTGTATTTACAGCCATTTTATTTCTCCTAAGAAATTATTTATAATTCATTCTGGAGTGCGTATAGTTCAGCCATAGTTTTAGCAGATTTAACCCTCTCGCCCACATCTAATGATGCTCGGTTTGAAGTCGCATCTACTCTCTTTGGTTGAACCTCACCCCCAGAAAATAAGTAAGGTTTATCACCTTTTAATTGTTCAATAAACGCATCTTGCTCAAAACCATCATCAGCACTTGCAGTCGCTAATAAATGTTTGAAGTAATCAGCATCTTTGATACCATTTTCGCTAACAACCTTTTGAACTGCCATATCGGCTTTAATCTCATTGTTATTAGCTTCCAAGCCTTTAATCGTACTATTAAGCGTATTGATTAACTCTGCTGCCTTATCCAAATCGGACTTGTTGGCTTCATCTGTTTCACGTTTCGCATTAATTAACTCTTGTGCTTGTTCAATACTATCAACACCTAATGATTCAGCTAATTCAGACTTAGCACGGTTTGCACCCTTGCTAAAGCCTTTATCAATTAACGCATCAAGTTTTGATTGTGATATAACCACCTCATTTTCAGTCTTAGGAGTGTCGACCATTTCCGTTTTAGGAGCTTCGTCAGCCATTTGTTACCTCTTATATATAAAAAGTTGTTTTAATAATAACACTATTTTAAACCTTTGGCAATAAAAGTGCCAATACGTTTGTACATATATTCTTCTTGCTTATCATCAAGACCAAAAAAAGGGCGTTTTAATTTGTGATGATTACCGTGTGCTTTATTGGTTTCCGTACTGCTATTGAAATAAATCCTCGCACCATCTCTATATTTCTGTGACCTTATAGAGTTAAGCATCTGTCCGTTGAATGTTAGATTGACCTTTGCTGAACGCCCAGCCTTTTTACGCCTTTTAATATAATCATCA